CAGACCTAGCCTTCATAGAATTCTCACGGGTACAACATACGGATAAGGAGATGTTTAAGCTGACAGAGGCAGGGTGGCTACTAACCAAGAATTTGGAGGGACGCGTTCGAATAATACAGGGAACTGTGAAGCCCATAGCCATGATCAATAAGTTCTTCATTAAGACGATGAGCGATGCCAACTTCAACACTCCAGGATCACATTTCATGGCCACGCCAGAAGAGCTGAAACGTAGACACGCAATCAATCTAGCTAGGGGCTGGATCCCCGTTGCTCTAGATCAGTCGAGATTTGATCTTCACCACGGCAGATCGCGGCTTGTACATACGCTAAAGATTTGGGCTGAGATGTTAGCTAAGAAACTCAAAATTGACCCCACACCATTCTTCCTCTTTGAGAGTGGGATGCCTGCGTATATCATAACAGAAAGCGGTGTCGCTATCAGCGAACCATTCGATGGCATCAGATCAGGTGACTCCAAGACGTCACGTATGACATCCCTTATTAATGCCTGTGAGCACCTTTACATTCTTGAAAAGGCAGGTGGGAGGGAGAACTGGTACGACTTTATAGTAATGGGGGACGATATGATAGCATGGATGCCACCGGATGTAGCGACCGCATATAAGAATGCGATTCCAAGAGTGGCGGAGGAACTTGGCGTTAAAATTGACTTAGAGGAACCACCTAGGTTCATTGGCAAGTATCCACAGATTAAATCAAAGCAGGTGTATGGAAATAGAGGATCACATATACAGTCAGCTGTTTGGCCTGAAAGACCAAAACATCCGTCTGCGCTACTGCTATCGATTTGGGCCAGGATAGAGATAGCAGAAAAGGACGGTCGCGACGGCGTACAGCTGTATCGCGTCTATCGCGACATATTTAACGAGTTGGCTCAGAGTGTGCCAGCGATCGCCCAACGCATGAAGGTGCTAAGCAGGTACGGCCTCAGTATGTTGCCGGAAAGATACGATCGTGCACGGATGATCGTCGCTGATATGGTCAGAAATGCACATAAGCTATTCCCGAATGCTTATGAAGAGATAGATTCCATTATCACTTTTATGACTAAAGGAGCGAATTACGATACAGATGTTGAAGTGAACCTTGCGGGTGAACGGCTATCGGGTTCTGAACAGGTGACCCTGGACGAGCTAATACCTATAGTGGAGAAACATATTAAGAAAGGGAGCAGTGCGGCGCTGGAGAGGATCCATAAGGCTACGATGTACCTGTCGCAATCAAATACCGCTACGCAGTTTGCGGATAGGCTAGAGTATCTATTGCGGGAGGTGTGGATGCTGCGAAGCGCACTCAATCTCCGTGGTCCCAGGGGGCCCGGTCGAGATTATCTAATGGATGGTTCCACTAGCGCCGCTATAACAAGAGCCTTGGC